CGCGCCCGTGGCCTCGATCGCCGATCGCATCCGCGCCTACCTGCGCAGCGCCGTACCGCCCGACGCGCACGGGTGGCGGGTGTACGACAAGCACGCGATCGCCGAGGCGGTCGGGATTCCGACCGCGCGCCTATCGGTATGGGCCGCGCAGGCGCAGGGGCCCGGCGTGCGGCGCGATATCCGAATCGAGCAGCGTAAGGATGGGACCGGGCACAACCGCATAACGCATATCCGCTTCGCGACCGATGCACCCGCGGGCGACTACCGCGATCAACCGCTCCGCCCGCTCGATCCCGAGCCCGCGCCCGATACGATCCCGCCCGCGCCCCTGGGCATGCCTGACCTCCCGAAATTGGCCGAGTACGCGCTCGCGTCGAAACTCTCGAAGCAGCACCCCCTGCTATCCGTGCGGCTATCCGAGGATCAAATCGGCGAGGTGCTACGCGAGGCCGCGCGGCTGTGGTGGTGGGTTCGGGCTAGTGGATAGGCGCCCGCCCGTGAAACTCTCGGACCTGACCCCCGCGCAACGCGCCGTAGTGCTCGCCCTGATCGAGGCGGCGAGGGCCGATAATGCGAGGCGATGCCCGATCGCTCCGACCGCCCGCAGGACGTAGGCCGCAAGCACACCCGGCGCGGTATCCCGAGCGCCGATACCCTGGCCGTTCTGGCGCGCTACCGCGGCGCCCTGCGCGACGAATTGACCGCGACCCTCGACACCCTGCGCACGAAACCCCCGGCCGACCTCGACGAACGGATGCGCCTATGGCGGCACGCGCGGCAGGTGGCGGGCGAACTCACTACCGAATCCGACGTCACCCCCGGCGACGTACCGAGCGTGCGGGCGCCGGATGCCGTGCGCGGTCGACCGCCGCGCCTGACCGCCCGCGATCGCGCTGCCCTCGACCGATGACCTAGCCCGATGCGGCGCCGGGTGGCGCCCCGATGGGAAACCCCCCTCCCTGCCGCTGCCTTCGGATCATGGGGGCCCGCGGTAGTCGCCTATGCGCGCGCCGTCCTGGGCATCGAACTCGACGCCTGGCAGCGCCGCGCCCTGGCCCGCGCCCTGGCGACCGATCGCGCCGGGCGCCTGTTGCACCGCGAATACCTGATATCGACCGCGCGGCAGAATGGGAAAACGGCGATTGTGCGCGCCCTGATCGGGTGGGCCCTGACCACGGAGGACGGGCCACCCTGGGGCCTGCTGTACGGCCTGGCCCATACCCGCGCGCAGGCGCGCATTCCGTACACCGCGGTATTGGCCGACCTGGCGCCCGTGGCCCGGCGCATGGGCACCGAGCGCCGCGGAGGCCTGGCCCTGACGCGCTACCTCGGCATCCGCTCCGCGGTGGCCGGGTGGCCGAGGGAGTATCACGTAGCCTCGCGCGATGCGCGCGACGCGCTGCGCGGCTACTCGGTCGACCTCGGGGTATTCGATGAGGTGCGCACGCAACGCGATGAGGACACCTATGCCGCGCTCAAACCCACAATGTCGGCCCGGCCCGATCCGCTCCTGTTCGAGATATCGACCGCGGGCGATGAGCGTAGTTTGTTGCTGCGGCGCCTGTGGGAGCGCGGGCGCCGCATCATCGACGGCCTCGAGCCCTCCGAGGGGTTCGGTATGACGTGGTACGCGGCCGACGATACCGATGCGCCCGACAATCCGCGCGCCTGGGCTAAGGCCTCGCCCGCCATGGCCGAGGGCCGCATTGATGCCGCGACCGTGCGCGATGAGTTGCACGCGCTCACGCCTGGCACCTTCCGGCAGGAGCGCCTAAACCTATGGTCCGACGCGGCCGACGAATGGCTGCCCCCTGGCGTATGGGCGCGCGCCACGGGTGCGCCCCCCCTCGAACGGGGGGAGCGCACGGCGCTCGGGGTTGAGGTGCACCCGTCGTGGGAGCGCGCATCGGTGGCCGTGGCCGTGGCGGGCGATGGGCCGACCTTCGCGGGCATCGCGGCCGACCTGGCCGCGCCCCCTGGCGCAACCGTGGCGCCTGCCGACCTGATCGAGGCCGTGGCAGCCGCGGCGCGCGCCTGGGCGCCGGGGGTGATCGTATGGTCGCGCGCCTCGGCCGTGGCCCGGCACCTCGACGCCTGGGCCACCGATGCCGACGTGCCGACCCTGGCCCTGGGCCCGGCCGACCTGCGCACGGCCTCCGAACTATTCCGCTCCGAGTTGATCGGCGGGCGCCTCATGCACTCCGATGACCCCCTGCTCGGGGTGCAGGCACGGCGCGCCCGGCCCTCGGCACCGCTGGCCGGGGGCGGGTGGTATTTCTCGGTGCGCGATTCGGCCGGGCCGATCGACGCGCTGCGCGCCGCAGTATGGGCGACGTGGGGCGCCCTGGCGCCCGAGGCGCAGCCCGCGCAGGCCGAGATTTTCTAGGGTTTGCGGTTCGGAGCTCGATAGCAACCCTGGGAAAACCTGTGGATAAAGGGTGGTGCGCGCACGCACCATGCGCGTACACTCGGCCCGATGGCCGGATGGTGGGAGCAGGTACGGGGGGCGCTATCTCCTCGACCCCTCGGGCGCCCCTCGGAATCCGACCTCGGCGGGCAAATTCAGTACGCGGTCGATCGGCGCCTCGGCGCCGCGGACTATATGGCGATCCCGGCCGTGGCCCGCGCTCGCGAGTTGATCGTATCCCTGGCCTCGATGCTCGAACCCGTGGCCTGGGCCAATGGGTACCCCCTGCCGACCCGCGATCAACCCCGCGTCCTGATCCGGCCATCGCCCGAAATCACGCGCGGCGAGTACCTGGCCCAATTGGTCGGCAGCCTGTTCGACCACGGCAACGCGATTCTGTGGCAGCCGATTAGCGGCCGCAACGCGGCCGGGCGGGCCGACGTATCGATCGTGCTGCCCTTCGATGAGGTGCAGGTGCAATGGGCCGATACCTCGCGCCTGGCGCGGGTGTATGACTGGCAGGGGCGACGCCTGCAACCTGGGCGCGACGTGCTGCACGTTGCGATCAACCGGCCCGCGGGCGAACTCGTGGGGCGCTCGCCCCTCGACCTGATCGCCGAATCGCTCGATCGCATCCTGACCGCCGAGTATTTCGCGGGGGCATGGTTCGAGAATGGCGCGGTGCCCTCGGTGGTCCTCAAATTCGACGGCACCCTGACCGATGGGCAATCGGACAACGTGAAATCGAAGTGGATCGCGAATCATCGCGACCATTCGCCCGCGGTGCTGCCGAAAGGGTGGGACCTCTCGCAGCCTGGCGCCGCGCCCGAGGCCTCGCAGTTGCTCGAAACCCGCAAGCATGGCGCCCTGGAAGTGGCACGCGGCCTCGGCATTTTCCCGCCCGAGTTGCTGCTCGCCGAGGTGGGCGGGTCCTCCCTGACCTATCAGAACATCGCCGAAGCGCTGATGACCTTCCTACGCGTCACGGTTCAGCCTCTCTACCTGGCGCCGGTTGAGGAAACCTTGTCGGACCTGCTGCCGGGTACGCAATCGGCCCGGTTCAGCACCGCCGAAATCGAGAGGCTGAACACCGCCGCGCGGTGGAACGCGTACGAAACCGGCCTGCGCGCCGGATTCCTGACCACCGAGCAAATCGACCGGTGGGAGGGGTGGCGCCGCGACGTGGCGCCCGATATCCCTGCCGCCATGGCGCCCACCCCTGCCGCCCCACCCGCACCCGAGGTGCCTTCGGTATGACCCTCCGATCGGCCGCATTCGAGGCCACCATCGCATCCCGCTCGGTCGCCGAGCGCACCGTAGAAATCCGCGCCCTGCCCTGGGATACGGTCGGCGAAACCCCCGACGGGCCCGAGGTATGGCGCCGCGGTGCCTTCGAGGGGGTCGATCCCGAGCGCGTGACGCTCGAAGCGATCGGCCCGCACGGCGCCGATCCTGGCGTGCGCCTGGTCGGGCGCGCCACCGAAATCAACGATCGCGAGGACGGGCTATACACAACGTTCCGAGTGTCGGCGACCTCGGCGGGGGACGAATTGCTCGCCCTCGCCCGCGATGGGGTGTACCGCGGCGCTTCGATTGTGTTCTCGCCCATCGCTGAACGCGCTGCCGATGGCGGCGTGACCGAACGCACCCGCGCCGAACTCGTGCGGGTAGGAATTGTCGAGCGCCCATCCTTCGCGGGCGCCGAAGTGCTAGCCGTACGCTCGGAGGACTCCCCCCCAATGCCTGACGAAATCGCGGCGCCTGCCGCGGCGCCCCCGCCCCCGATCGCCGATGCAGGCGTGCGGGTGGCGACCGATACCCCCGAATTCGAGCAGCGCCTCGACGCGCTGCGCTCCGACCTGATCGGCCGTATGGCCTCGATCGAGGCGATGACCGGCCGCGCCACGGCGCCCGGCCTGCTGGCCCGGTGGGCCACCTTCGGCGAGTACCTGCGCGATGCCTCGGTCGATCCCGAAGCCTCGGTCCTCATGGCCCGCGCCCTGGCTGATCAGAAGATGGCGACGAATCCCGGCGTGGCGGGCACGTCATTCCTCAATGACGTAAAGGGCATCCTCGAAACCTCGCGCCCCGCGATCGAAGCCCTCGGCGGCGCCGGTCCGCTCGGTGCCTCGGGTATGTCCCTAAATTGGCCGTACTTCGCGGGCGACCTGTCGGCCCTGGTCGGCAAGCAGACCGCCGAAAAGACCGAGATAACGTCGGTGGTGGTCAACCTGCTCGCAGGCACCTCGCCGATCGAAACGTTCGCGGGCGGGTCTGACATTTCCTATCAGTTGATCCGCCGATCGCAGCCGTCCTACCTCGAAGCCTACGGCCGCATCATGCTGTCGGCCTGGGCCCTGACCACCGAACGCGAATTCGAGGATGACGTAGAGGCGGGCGCCACGGGCACCCATACCGGCGCCATCGGCACCGATGCCGAGATTCGCGAAACGTTCTTCGCGGCATCGGCGAAGGTGCGCGCCGCGACCGGCGCCCCCGCATCGGTGGTGCTGGCCGCGTCCGACGTGTTCGGCGCCCTGGGCGGGGCCCTGACCCCCGTGGCCTACGGGGTCAATAACGTGACGGGCACCTCGGACGCGGGCGCGCTGCGCGTGAATGTGTCGGGGCTCGAAGTGGTCGAGGCGCCGTACTTCACCGCAGGCGTGGCGATTTTCACGAACAACCGCGCCGCGCGGTGGCATGAGGACGGCCCGTTCGTGGCGACCGCCGAGGATGTGGCGAAGTTGGGCCAGAACCGGGCGTACTGGTCAATGGGCGCGACCGGAATTTTCATTCCGGCCGGACTGGTCAAGGCGACCGGCATCGTCCTGCCGCTCGCAGGTGGCGAGGGCCGCGGATCGCGCAAGGCGCAGTCCTGACCCGTGGCCCAATGGGTGACGGGCGCCGAAATCCTGGCCGCGGTGGGCGCCTCGCCTGCCGCGGCCGGTGATGCCGAATGGGCCGATGCCTGCGCGGCTGCGGTGAACGCGGGCATTGACCATCGCCTTGCGGGCATGGTGGCGGTCGATCCGCCCCTGCCGCCCGAGGCATATGCCGAGGTGACGTATGCGGCCACCATCGCGGGCGCCGAGGCCTATAAGCGCCGCGAGGCGGTGTACGGCCTGACCGGGTATGTCGACCTCGAAGGGGCCGCGGTACGGGTGGCGCGCGACTACCTGGCCGGGGTCGATCCCATCCTCGCGCGCTACGCCACCATCGGGATCGCGTGAGCAGGCTAATCGACGCTCGCGAGCGCATCGCCGATGCCCTGGTCGGGTCGGGCGTGCGGGTCGCCTATGGCGGGCGCTACGCGGCGCCGTGCGTCCTGCTCGAACCGGCCGAGCCGTGGATCGACCGCGCCACCCCCTCGCGCAACCTGCGCACCCGATGGCGGGCGACGGCCATTGGCGGGCGCTCCGATACCGAGGGCGCATACGACGAACTCGGCGAAATGGTCGACCTCATCGATGCGGCGCTCCTGTCGCTGCGTGGCGCATCGCTGCCGTCGTGGGGCGCGCCGCATGACGTGACCCTCGGAAACGTGGCCCACCCCTCGGCGGTGGGCGTCATCGAACTGCATTCGGAGGTATAGCCCGGTGGCCGGAAATCCGCTTTTCATGCGGGACGTGTCATTGACCCTGACCATCGGGGTTGATCCCGCGCTCGAATTCAATTGCGACGTGCATACGGTCGAGGTGGCGACCACCCCCGGCGATGAGGTGACGTATCAAACCCTCTGCCCTGACGGGTCATTTTCGGAGGTAGCCCGATCGTCGTACGCGCTGCATATCGTGGCCGCGCAGGATTGGGGCGCCGATGGCCTGGCCCGCATCCTGTGGGAGCATGAGGGGGAGCAAGCCGAGTTTAGGTATCAGGCGCACGGGTCCGACGTGGCAGGCAGCGATGCGCCCTCGGATGCGACCCCCGGCATGATGGGAACGGTTCGCCTCATCGCCCCGACCTATGGCGGCGAGGCCGACACCTTCGCCGAAATCGACGTGACCCTGCCCTGCCTGACGAAGCCGGTTCTCAATACCGCCGCATTCCCGGCCGCGGCCGAGGTGCCGACCCACGGCGAGGCCGAGGCGCGCGATCGCGAGGCTGCCGAGGTGGCGGCGTAGGGTGGCGGGCGAGGTACGCGTCACGGGCGCGGATGCGGTGGCCGAGGCCTTCGCTGCCCTGGCGCGTGACGTATCGGACCTGACCGATACGCACCGCAAGGCCGCGCAAGTGCTGATCCCTGGCGTGATCCGCCGATCGCCTCGACGCTCGGGCGCCCTGGCCGCGTCCTGGCGCGCCGAGGCCTCGAAAATCGCGGGCGCCGTTGTGTCGGGGGTCGAGTACGCGGGCCCGGTCGAGTACGGATCGCGCGGCATCCCTGGCGCGCGCATGGTGGCCGATACGATCGAGGCCGAGGCCGATGCCATCCTCGGCACCTATCACAAGGGCATTGCCGATCGGGGCAAGGCGCGAGGGTTCGAGGT